GGGACGAATACTCTGGGAGTAATCGTTGGTGTAGAGGTTGCAGATGAATTGGGTGGGACCCCCACCGCCGCCCCATGCGGACTGGAAACGGGTGACGTAGTTGGCGATGTCGATCGTCTTGCCATTCCAGTTGCAATTCGCCGGGTCGGTGCCGCTCACCCAGTTCTTGGCCATAGGGGCGAACTGCTTCTTGTTGGGAGAGCCCGTGCGATCAGGAAGTGCTAGGTAAGTGGCCTCCTGACCACTTGCCACCAATTGGACATTCGTCGTGTCGCCATAGAGTTGGAGGCCGAAGTGCTCGTCAAGGCGAGACCCGCCGCGTCCCTCGCACTTCCCTCCTGTGATGCTCGCCACAGACTGGTAATTTTGACGGGAGTTGTAGGTCCCGATGGGGACAACGGTCAGCCCCCATCTCGTTAGCCATGTGGTGGCACGATGAACCGTGGAGTTTTCTGTGATCGAGTCTCCGATGAACATCGGACGGACCGTGGCGACTTTGGGCACAGTCAAGTTGTTAACCTTGAGCGAATACCGGGTCATGTCATACTTCTTGTATCCAGACCCCTTGGCGTTTTTCCCGTTGTGATAGCCAATGTCCAGAGTGCCGGAGGCAAACCCATACCTCAGAGGGACGGTTTGTTCACGGGTGACCACCTGCCAAGGCTGCCAGGCGTCCGCAGCACCCGCTGAGGCGGGGCGTCGGGCAATGCTGACATATAGCTCCGATGCGTCCACTTTGCTCTCGAGCATGGATCGAGGATGGAATGGAAGCTCCATAGGAACGCCCCCCGCATCGCTTGTGAGGGTGATTTCACCTGCAATTAGGGGGTCCTCCCCGGTGTCATTCGCTTCCACCATGTAGGACTTGACGCCGTTATACCGGATGTTTCCCGAGGCGTCCCAGAACACAGCGGGCCCCACCTGGCCGCCACCAGCACCGAACGAATAGAAGGACCTTCGATTGGTATCGCGAGCGGTGAAATCCCCGGGGTTATACGGGTCGATTTCGCAGTTATAGGACCAATAGCCTCCACTCGTGCCGATGCCCCAACGTGACACCACACGGCTGTAGGTGTCCATGATGGCAGCGCCGCCCGGCTGACCGTTGTTCTGGATAGCACTGATCGCATCCGCTAATTCGTCCACCGATGCGATCACATCCCCATCGCGCCTCCATTGACCTACACCTGTCCCGTAGGCTCCATAGACGCCGCTGTTTGGTACGCTGCCGACATCCGCACCTGGTGAAGCTGCCGTGCGCCCTGTGTGCGTCCCGGTATCGTTGAGAGACACGAGGGCCATCTGGTTGACCATCGTGGGGGTCATAGCCACCAGGTCTGCCCAGGACTTGGCCGAGATGGTGGCTGGCGAAGTCCCGAAGTTGGTGAAGCTGGAAGCCACCAGGGCTGCCAGGTCATCAGTGGCGATCTTGACGGTGATCGCGGGGTGACCGGAAATCCCGAAGATGTGGGTAACAAAACCCGTGCTCGGGATGGTAGACCCGGGCTTAAGGTCAAAGGTCGTCATCACTCTGCACTCCAGGCGTGAGCTTGTTTACGGGCATCCAGGGTGGTGGGCTTTGCCATCCACACCTGGAGTTCATCCCATTCATGTCGCGTTCCCGCTACATCCCCGAACTTCGATCCGAGGAAGATATGGGATAGGTCATTGGTAAGAGCGACGGCATCGGTAGTGGGGACCGCCCCGTTGGTAGTGGCAATCCTCCCTGAGCTATCCCAGCCGAGACATATACCTACATCCCCAGGAATAACGGACCCTGAGGCCGCGATGTTCGAGCTAGCCCCGCCAAACCGCAACTGCGGATTGGTAGAATGCTGAAACAAGAAGTAGGAGGTATCATCCCCCAGAACTCGTTGCAATCCCACCGATCGTTTGATGGTACCACGCAACGCAATGGCGTTAGGGCCACCCGCACGAATGAAGCTGTTAAATCGATCCGTGAAGGTGTAGTAGTCGGCAACTCTGGTGACCGCTGACCCGTTGGTGTAAACGGGAGAGGTCATGAACGGCATCTTTTCAAGCTGTGGGCGCCCCACTCGATAAGTGAAATTGAGGGCAGTCCCGCTCGGGATGGTCCTGATCCCTATACTGGGCTGGATATACGCGGCGGCGGGAGAGGTGGATGGCGTACTCCCCGATACGAATATCCTCGTCAGGTTTCGGTAGTTCAGAATATCCTCTCCCAGTTGAGAGAGGATGTAAGCCCCGCCGCTGGTACGGTAGTATATGCGGGGTGCAAACGCAGCCCCAGCTGGAAGGGACCCGGACACCACTTTGAAGAAAGCGCTATTGGTCCAGGGAGTCCCCGATACATCGGATGCAATAACCGTGGATAACTCAAAGTTTATAAGGCTCTGTTGAGACACATTCGAGGTTGTGGTGCCAGAAACCCGAATGTCAAAGCAGTCTATGCCATCCTCTACAGAGTGAGCTACCACGGTTTGGGTGATACCGAAGGCATTGGTCAGTGACCAATTAGTGGGAAGCCCGAGGGGGCTTGCTGGGGCACTTTCGGGGCCGTTATATCGGATATAGTTAACGGTCGACCCCTCTCGAAGAAGGCGAAGAGACCCACTGCTATAGTCCAGGGCAATCACGGGGGCTGCGATCGTAGCCCACACACCGCTAGCCTGTTTGATGACCTTGCTTCCGCCTTGACGACCAGAGAGGATGTCCCCCAGGCTAACGCTTTCACCGTTTATCTGATAGGACTGGTCAGCAAAGGTTGCAGTAACAGTGGGCTCAAGGCCGCCAACCTTGGACGTCTCCTCCCCCTGAACTGTGTGAGTGGCCGTGGCTGTATACCCCGAGTATAAGCCATTTGATCCTTTAGCTCGAGCCCTTACATCGATCGAGTCGAACTCCTGATATACCCCCGTCAGCGTAGCGGCATTATTCCCTGCAAGGGCTACCACAGGGCCAACCCAGGTCCCAGAGCTGCTCAACTTATGGTACACCTCGTAGCTCACGGGGGCAGTAACCCCGATGCCAGGAGCCAGCCCTACAATGACTTGGTCATACCTGACCTCCCCTGTGGCTGCATCCGCAATTTCGCCAGATTGGATATAGGAGATAACGGGAACACCCGGGGCAACAGTGCTAGCGCCCGTCTCCTCGCCCACACGACCGCTCCAAGGGGGCGCGACTTCCGCATCGGTCAGGGTCTCGATCTCAGGAGCGTGGTCAATCATGCTGACCTTGGCACATAGGTTGTCCTGCATCTCCACTCCCGTGACAATGCACTCCAGGCTCTCCTGACCGGCCTCTCCGAATACGAATAGCATTCGCTGGCTATCGCTGATCGCATCCTCGCTATACCCCAATGCAATCCAATCGAATTCCACCACGTTGGTGCTCGCGAATAGTTCCAGGCTGATGTCATGGATGGTGCTATTGATCCAGTCGCTACCTCCCGAGGTGAGGCTGGTCATATCGAATTCAAGGACATTCCAACTCAGGGGCTGGGTAGGGGCGCTGATGACCTTCCGATAAGACGTACTAAAGCCATGGTCAGAGGTGGTGTAGTAAACGGCCCCCTCCCAAGAGCCGGTGGTTCGAGCCCGGGTCTTTACCCGGATCGTGTTATACTTCTTGCCTGGGATGTTTAGTCCGACATAGTAGATAGCGGGATCGCTTGTGGAAGGCGTCATCACAAGAGCACCGCCCTCACTAGCAAGAGTGGCATTTGCCCCTAACCACCCTGACACCCCATCCTCAAAGCTGAATACCTGACTGGGGATGAATTCTCCGGTAGTGGCCTCGAGCAGCTTGGTCAAGAACCCGGGAGCGCTGTCGAGCAAAACGGCCTTAGTTGTCCCGCCGGTATTTACCACATTGACAAGCCGGGATTTACCTTCTCGGTCTCGAATGCGGATGTTATAGCTCTTCCCAACCTCGAATGTCACTTCCTCATCGAGGAGGAGCCACACGGAGTTCCCTACCCGCTTAATCTCGGAAATACGACCTGCACAGGTAGCCCTCATCATAGATGAGTGCTGCATTCGGACCAGGTCGCCTCGGGTAACTGCCAAGTGCTCGAAGTCCTGGGTGACCGTGTAGGTATCGGGGCGGTACATCAGCTCATAACCGCGGCGGCGAGCCTCGCGATAGACCTTAGCGGGATCAGTAATGCCCTCTAGTTGGAGGTCTTGAACGATGGTGGGCTCGCCACCCGTCCAGTGTGGGAGAGGAACAACTCGTTCCATCTGCTCGTAATCGCTGGTCTGATCGACAAAGTGAACCCGGAAGGCATCGGGAAGGCGCTTGTAATTGCGCTCCCACTCAAAACCAGACGAATTCCTCTCCGTGATATGACCGCTCACCAGGGTCATGATCCGATCGATAGTGACCGACCACTTGCTTCCAAGATCATATGGGGTGGCGCGTCCCGCAGCAGCAGCCTCCTTAAGCCGATCGAGGACGCTCGGGCCATCATCCTGAATTACCTTGTTATATTCCAGCCCCTTGCTCGCACACCAGGAATGCCACTCCTCGATAGCGAGCATGTCGGCTTCGGGGATTGGGTAGGCATTACACAGGGCTGAGGTAGCGATGAACCGAAATGCCGATGCGGGGTTCTTAGTGTTGCCCACTACCCAGGCGCTTCCCGTCCAGTCGGGGATACGGGCGTAGCACATGACATTCAGGTTATCGAGCATCCCGTTAAGCTGATTGGAGGCCTTGATCCTTACAACGATGAGAGCAAGCTTCCTGTCGAAGTTGAGGGGGTACTCAGGACGAAAAGTCCTCATAGCGGTCAGGTCTGTACGCGACGAGAACTGAGCGCCCAGAGCGTTCGGGTCAAGTTCGTCGTAGTCGGGATTGGTGCGAATGAAGCGCACTTCATACTGGCCCCGAACGTCGAAGACTTTGCGGAATGTGCGGGTGAATGGCTGAGTGTTCTTGGCAGTGATTAAATAGTCCTCTTCCACCCAGTCATATTCGCTAGTGCTTCCCGCGGGGCGAAACGCCACCTTAAATCGGATGGTGACAGGGACTTGCTTGGGCTTGCTGCCCATGGTCATGGCGTATAGACCACCGGAGCAAGTGATGTCCCACGAGAACTCAGTGCCGTCGATCTTAGTGAAACGATACTGAGGGCCATCCTTCTTGGTCAGGTTGATGGAGAGGCTCTCCTCCACCACCTGTCGACTGTACAGGGTGGAGGTGGCATCACCGCTTTCACCCTCGAAGATCTCAATTTCCACATTTTTGTACTTGGAGATTGGAGTGTCGCCAATGCGAATATCACTCAGGTCCATAGGGCCATAGCCGCAGACGAACATGGCCGTGATGTATCGATCATCACCAATACTTTCAGTCCAAGAGCTAGCGGCGTAATGCGGCGCCCAACGAACCTGACCGAACACGAACGGCACACTGCCGTTCGGGTTAGCGACATTCTTGAACCCCTGGATTGAGTAGGTGTCTTTCTTCTCCTTCTTCGCCTGCTCGACCGGGATAAGCGCATTGATGAGCAGGTTAGCGCCGATGGCAAGTGCCGCTGTGGCGATGGGTCCCCACACAGGGCCGAGCATAGGGGTGAGGAAGAAGCCCCCGATGGCCAATGCCGCGATCGATGCTGCCAGGGAGAGGATGGACCTAAGGCCAGAGCCGGCCGGGATAACCCTCAGCACTAAGGTCTGATTATCCTTGATGCGCGTTGCCCGCCACTTCTCTCGATCAACGAGAAAGACGTCAGACTTCCCGACAAGGATCACACGCAGGTATTCTCGGGGAGCAGACGGCACGCAATGTTGAACAATCGACTCCACCCGCCACCCCGCCGGAACTAGCACCTCGCGCTTGAGGTTAGGGTCGAGCTGAGAGGACACAATAACTCGGATCATGGCTGTCCACCATATCGATAGACCCCGACGACGCGAGGCTGCCAATGCGGAGCATCGAGCTTTTCGATGCGTGACCACCCGTGCTGTGGGGCATGTAAGAAATGCCGACTATCAACGATTATCCCGATGTGGCAGGACAGTCCCGCCACGTCGAATAGGGCCAGGTCATACGAACGATAGTCGCTAACCTGATCCCAAGAGCTTTTCCCTTCTCGGATTAGAGCGGCAATCTCGGCACGCTCACCCACCGAGATATAGTGCTGAGAATAGTCTGGAAGGATTATCCCGAGTTCCTGGCGATACACCAACACCGCCAGTCCCCAGCAGTCTAGGCCATGGGACGTTCTGCCATGATCCTGAAATGGGATAGCCAGGTATTTCTCAGACCAGTTCATCAGAACAGCCCCGGAAATCGGTCTTTGGTCATGCGGTGCATAGGCCACGGCCACATGGTATAGTCTTCACGGCTTATATCGATCACAATCTTGTTCTGATCGCCGCGAGACGACACGGTGGCCATGGCCTTGAACTCAGCCTGCACATACTCGGGATGAGAGCTAACTACCAGCTTGATGTCACATCGAGCTGGAGCCAGAAAGCTACGGAGGATGGTGGTATAGTCGGAGACCACATTCTCGAACTGCAACTGACCCGACGGATTTTCCCCCTCCTTATCATCCGGCCACACGCGGCTCATGAGGACGAAGTAATAGAGGTTTCCCTGATGAATGGTGCCATAGCACAATTCGGTGATGTCGGCGGTCAGCGGATCGTCGGACAGTAGGAAGTTGGTTGTTGGATCAGACGACAGCCTCACCACTTGAAGCGGGCTCGGGTCTGGGTGAGTGAGCTCAATGAGGGTCACCGGAACGACTTCGGTGCTTTGCGAGTAGATCGCATCGCGCATAGTCAACGATAGGCTACGAGACATCTCATCACCCCGGTAGGATGTTCAACTCAAAACTCACCTGCCAGATCTTGCCAAACGGCCCTGAGGCCACTGGGGTGACCTGTGGGGCATTCTCACCGAACATGCAAAGCCACCACCCCTCAACGGAGAGGGCTTCATCGCTGTCCGGCTCGATGCCGAGTACCCCCGTCAACTGGCTGTTACCGCTCTCCACACCAAATGCCGTGCCGGAGTAGACTTGATCGGGGAAAAAGAAGGGCATGGTGCCCTTCTTCAAAGTGACCAGCCAGAAGTTCTCAAACTTGGCCAAGATGTCGGTCGGACACTGGAACATCAGTGCCACAGGACGAGTACTGGCTGAGGTGAGATTTCTGACCTTGGGAGGCCCCTTGTCCATTTTCTGGAACAAGCGACCATCCTCAGGGGCGTAGGAGAAGTTAGACAACCCCACCACCTGAGGCATGGATGATGGCCATGTGTAGATGGGCATATCAGAGCTTCGCGGTTGCCTTAGTTGCGCCGAACTGGGTTTTCATCATGTTCTGCGTCTTCGACCCGGTCTTGCCCATGTTCTGGGCTACGGCCTTATCGAGGATCACATCCGTCCGAATGTTGCCATTCCCGTCGTCCGTTTGACGGACCTGGGTGTTACTGTCCGCACCGATCACATTGACGGTGTTATTCACCTGTGGAGCTTGCTGTGCCTGTGGGCTGTAAGCCACAGTGGGCATATATCGAGCCTCGGGAGCGACAATCCCTCCACCCGAGTATCCGCGCATCGCTGCGGTAACTCCCCCCACGTAACCGCCTGAGGCTAGCCTGAGAGGCTGCCAATTGTCATTGGAGGCGAGGGCCGCTTTATCCTGGCTCCTGCGGATGATGTCGGGAAGTGAGTTGTCATTCACCGCCTGCAGCAGGGGCAGGTACTTCTTAGTCTGAGCAGCGTTGACCACGAACTCATTATTCGAGAGCAACGCCGGGATCTTATCGGCGGTGGGCCCTCCCGGCCCGCTCACTCGACCACCCCCCGCCAGCTTGAACAT